ATCCGGCAGCTCGCGCTCGACGGCCTGACCGACTCCGAGATCGCCGCGCGGCTCGGGCTCACTCCGGCGCAGGTCCGCGCCTCTCCCGCCGTACTCGGCGCCGTGACGGACGCGCATCACGACCGCGTCACGCGGGCGCTGTACGAACGCGCCGTTGGGGGCGAGACGTGGACACAGACTGTGGATAAGTTTGGTGCGCTGCACACACTGCGCACGCGGCTCCCGCCCGACCCACGCGCCGCCCTCTCGTGGCTGGAGCGGCAGCGGCCGGACGCATGGGCGGACAACCGCAAGCCTGTCGTGCAGGTTGTGGTGCGACGCATCACTGACGCTCCCCCGTCCGCAGTGCTCTCCCTTGACGCTACCGACGCTGAGATCGTGACCGAGTGAGCGCGCGCGATCGCAGCACCCCCGCCCCCTTCGAGCTCGCCAGGGCCACCCGGCTTTCGCGGCAGGCCGGGGCCGGGGCGTGAGGACTCCGACGGCTAGCATCCCGTCCGGCTCGCCCCCTCTCGAGGCTGCGTTCCTCTGCTGCAATGCAGCGATACGACGCCCGGGGGCGGCCTCTCGAGCCGCGGCATGCGTGGAAGGGAACCCGACGATGGCGATACAGGCGCGCGCTGGCGTGGCGTGCCGGAACGTTGTAGACTCTGTAGCGTGTTGACGGTGTAGCGGGAGGGTATATGAGCGACGCGCCGACCGCGGTAACGCTGCCGCACGACTGGCGGCCGCGTCCGTATCAGCAGCGGCTGTGGGAGTACTTGGCGGCGGGCGGGCTGCGCTCGGTGGCGCGCTGGCATCGGCGCGCGGGCAAGGACGACATTTTCCTGCATCACACGGCGTGTGCGGCGCACGAGCGGGTGGGGAACTACTGGTACTGCCTGCCGGAGTATGCGCAGGCGAGGAAGGCGATGTGGGATGCGGTGGATCCGCACAAGGCGAGGAAGAGGATCGACATCGCGTTCCCGCAGGAGTTGCGGCGGACGACGAAGGATCAGGAGATGCAGATCGTGTTCCACAACGGGAGCACGTTCCAGCTCGTGGGGAGTGACAATCCGGACTCGCTCGTGGGTTCGCCGCCTGTGGGGATCGTGTTCAGCGAGTACGCGATCAGCAACCCGTCGGCGTGGGGGTATCTGAGGCCGATCCTGCTCGAGAACGGTGGGTGGGCGGCGTTCAACTCGACGCCGCGCGGGAAGAATCATTTCAAGACGATGTGCGAGCTCGCGGAGAAGGGGATGATTCTGCGCGCGGACGGGAGCGTGGATCCGGGCGGGTGGTTCTATTCGGTTGCGACGGCGGACGACACGGGCGTGTTCACGCCGGCGCAGTTGGCGGAAGAGCTGCACGAGATGCAGGAGAACTACGGCGAGGACTTCGGTCGCGCGCTGTGGCTGCAGGAATACTACGTGTCGTTCGACGCGGCGATTCCGGGGGCGTACTTCGCGGATCAGATCGTGAAGGCGCGCGCCGCGGGGCGCATCGGTGTCGTGCCGTGGGAAGAGTCGGTGCCCGTGCACACGGGCTGGGACTTGGGTCGCACCGACGACACGGTCATCTGGTGGTTCCAGGTGTTCGGCGGGGAGTTGAGGGTGATCGACTTCCACTCGTCGAACGGCAAGGACGTGCCGTACTACGCCGAGTTGCTCGACCGGAAGCGCCGCGAGCGCGGATTCACGATGGGGACCAACTACCTGCCGCACGACGCGCGGCCGCGGACGTTGGCGTCGCCGCGATCGGTGCTGCAGCAGTTCCAGGAGTGCAACAAGGCGGTGTCGGGGAAGCTCGGCAAGTTCGTCATCGCGCCGCGGCTCGACAAGCAGGAGCAGATTCAGTCGGCTCGAGCGTCGCTGTCGCGCGCGTGGATCGACGAGGTGCGCTGCAACGACGGCATCGAGGCGCTGGCGCAGTACCACCGCGAGTGGGACGAGGAAAAACGCGTATTTACCGACACGCCGGTGCACGACTGGTCGTCGCACCCGGCGGACGGGTTCATGACCGTGGCCGTGTGCTGGAAGGCGGCGCGCGAGCAACGGGCGGAGGACGGGGCAACCCTCCCTTCCCAGGAGCAACTATTGCGTGGTAGCCTCCCGGCGCAATCGTTCGGCTCGCTTGTGAAGAGGCATCTTCGGCAAGCGCGCGAGCGACGCGGAACCAGCACGTAATCGGGCGCCTGCGCGCGCCCAGGGGCGCGTCCATGCCGGCACAGGTGCTCGAGACAGGCCATCCCGTCAACCTGACAGCGACGGGGGACGTCGGCGCCGCCGGACGCGACCTCTCGCTTCTCGGGTTCTACGTCAACTCGACCACCGCGGGCACGCTCGTGCTCCGCCGCGGCGGATCCGGCGGCAACGCGCTCGGCACCATCACGCCGGCCGTCGGCTGGCACTCCTACCCCATGTCGTGTCCGGGCGGTCTGCACGCCACCGTCGGCGGCACGCTCGACGTCACGTTCCTCATCGTGCCGGGACAGGCGTAACACGCCGTGGCCGACGACTCGAGCGGCGTAGACGAGAAGGTTCAGCACTGGCTGAACGAGATCGACGCGTCGAAGCGCCGCGAGAAGGACTTCCGCAAGACCGGGCGCGACGTGCGCGCCATCTACAGCGGCGAGCGCAAGGAAACGACGCCGTTCAACATCCTCTTCTCGAACACCGAGACGATGCTGCCGGCGATGTACTCGCAGGTGCCACGTCCGGTCGTCACCTACCGCTACTCCGAGGATCCGCTCGGCAAGGCCGCCGCGGTCGCGGCGAAGAAGTACCTCGAGTTCGCGCTGGACACGAACATCGACGGGCTCGAGACGTTCCACGAGGCGATCAAGTCGACGACGCTCGACGCGCTGCTGCCTGGCCGTGGCATGTCGACCGTGAAGTTCGAGAAGGACTACGGCGGCATGGTCTGCGCGGCGCAGGAGTCGTGGGATCGCGTGCACTTCGGCTACGCGCGGAAGTGGTCGAAGGTGCCGTGGATCGCGTACGAGCGGCACATCGACGAGGAAGAGGCCAAACGGCTGTTCGGCGCCGACATCGCGTCGAAGATCCAGTTCGTGAAGGGCGACGACGTCCAAGAGGATGACGACGGCAAGCCCGTCGCGGCCGATCGCAACGTCGGCGACCAGAAAACGGCGTGCGTCTACCAGATATGGGATCGCGCCGGCGGCAAGAAGATCCGATGGATCTCGCCGCAGTACAAGGACGGCGAGCTCAAGGTCGACAGCGACCCGCTGAAACTCACGGGCTTCTTCAACACGCCGCGTCCGCTGCAGTTCGTCGAGAAAACCGACGACCTCGTGCCTGTGTCGCTCTACACGCTGTACGAGTCGCAGGCGCAGGAACTGAACGACATCACGCGGCGGCTTAAGTATCTCGTGAAGGCCGCGAAGGCGCGCGGCATCTACGACGCTGCGCTCGGCAGCGACATCGAGAAGCTCTTCGAGTCGGAAGAGAATGAGCTGATTCCGTCGGAGACGACGGCCATGTCCGAAAAGGGCATGGACAAGGCCGTGTGGTTCATGCCGCTCGACAAGATCATCGCGACCATCCAGGCGCTGTACACGGCGCGCGAGCAGGTGAAGCAGGTCATTTACGAGATCATGGGCATCTCGGACATCCTGCGCGGCGCGACGAAGGCGTCCGAGACGCTCGGCGCGCAGCAGATCAAGTCGACGTGGGGCTCGCTGCGGCTCAAACCGAAGCAGGCCGAGGTTCAGCGCTACGCGCGCGACCTCATGCGCATGATGGTCGAGATCGCCGCCGACAAGCTGCCCGAGGAGACGTGGGCAAAGATCACGGGGCTGCCGTACTTCACCGAGCAGCAGGCCGCGGCCGCGCAGCAGATGATCGCGCAGTTGCAGCCCGCAGCGATGTCCGGCGATCAGCAGGCCATGCAGCAGTTGCAGCAGGTGCAGCAGCAGATGCAGGGCGTCGTCAAGTGGTCCGACGTGCTCGAGTCGCTCAAGGACGACTTGCAGCGCGCGTACCGCATCGACATCGAAACGAATTCGACGGTCGAGCCGGAGGCCGCGGAGGACCAGAAGGCCGTCACGGATCTCATGACGGCTGTCTCGCAGTTCGTGCAGGGCATCGGCCCGCTCGTGCAGCAGGGCGTGATGCCGTTCCAGGTCGCGCAGTCGATGCTACTGGCGATCTCGAAGCGCTTCCGGTTCGGCTCCGAGATCGAGGACCAGCTTCGCAACATGCAGCCGCCGAAGCCCGAAGGCGATGGCGGCGCGAAGGCGCAGGCGGACGCCGACGCGAAGGTCCAGAAGCTCGAGATCGCGTCGAAAGAGCGCGAGGCGGCACTGCAGTCGCAGTTGCGCCAGGCGCAGGAACAGATTCAGTCGATGCAGCGCGAAATGCAGCTCACCGCGAAGGAAAACAAGCTGGCGCTCGACACGATCGACTTCAATTCGCAGCGCGAGAAGTTCCAGCTCGAGCAGAAAGACGCGCAGCGCGAGATCGAGAAGCGCACGACGCTCGCGAGCAAAGACCTCGAGTCCAAAAAGAAGGACAGCGCGCACGAGCAGCGCGTTGCGGTCGAGAAACAGAACGCCGCGAAAGCGGTCGACGTCAAGACCGCCGAGCAGGCCAAGCAGATTTCCAGCATCGTCGCCGATCTCATGAAGGTCGTCGAAGAGCAGGCGCAGAAGCTCGCCGAGCTCGAGCGCGTGGCGAAAGCGCCGCGCCGTAAGACGGCGAAGCGCGGGCCGGACGGCAAGATCGCCGAAGTCATCGAAGAAGTGGTGCAGTAACCAATCGGAGTCGTTTAAATGGCTGCTTACAACAAGTTCCAGGATTTCGCCGAGCAGATCGCTCGCGGCGTCCACAACTTCGGCTCGCACACGTTCAAGGTGGCGCTGACGAACACGGCGCCGGCTGCAACGGATACGGGCTTGCTCACGGGCAGCGCGCATCCGCCGCCGGCCGCGACGAACGGCTACACCGCGGGCGGCACGGCGACGACGATCACCGTGTCGGAGACGGGAGGCACGCTGAAGATCACCGGCACCGACGTGGTATTCACGGCGAGCGGCGGCAATCTCGGGCCGTTCCGGTACGCGATCCTCTACAACGACACGGCCACTTCGCCGGCCGACGCGCTCGTCGCATGGTGGGACTACGGGTCGAGCGTGACGCTCGCGGATACCGAGACGTTCACGGTCGACTTCGACGCGACGAACGGCATCCTGCAGCTCTCGTAAGGCACTGCCGTGGCGTGGACGATCCCCGACAAGGGCGAGGGCGATAACGACCTCCAGTCCATACTCTTTCAGGAGTACCTGGACGTACTGATTGCGGGCCTCGCCGGCACCGACTGCGTGGTGAGCGGCTGCGGCATCACCGGCGGCGCCGACATGACGCCGGCGGTCGCCAGCGGCGTGGTGATCTCGAACCGCGTGTGGTTCAGCGTCACCGGCGCCGACGTGACGATCAGCGCGGCGGATGGCACGAACCCGCGTCTCGATCTCATCGTCGTGAATTCGTCCGGTGCGCTGGCGGTGCGCACGGGCACGGCGGCGGCGGCCCCGAAGCCTCCGGCGCGGTCGGCGAACGATGTCGTCCTCGGCGTCGTCTACGTGCCGGCCAGCGACACGACGATCGCGACCTCGCAGGTAACGGACCTGCGAGTGATCCGCGACGACATCGCCCGGTCGCCGGTGTATCTGCGGCAGGACGCGACTTACACGCTCACGAGCGCGACGACGGCGCAGAAGCTCTTCAACGCGTCCACGAACGGGCGAATCACGCTCGATGTGGGCACGTACGAGTTCGACATCATCGTCGCGCTGACGAGCATGTCGGCCACGAGCGGTAACGCCACCTTCGATCTGAGCGGTGGCACCGCCACGCTCGGGACGATTCTGTGGCACGGCATGGGCCGAGACGCAGCGGCGGATGCCGCGACGGGCACCTACGCCGGCTCGTACTCGGTGGACGCCACGCTCGTCGCTGCGCCGCTGGTGACTGCTGCAACCACGACGGCGGCGTTCTTCAAGATCGAAGGCACGTTCGAAGTGACGGCGGCGGGAACGGTGCAGCCGCGCATCTTGCTGCAAACCGCTGCAGCCGCAGTGGTCACGGCAGGCTCGTACATGCGCGTGACGAAGATCAGTTCAGCAAACAACACGACGGCCATCGGCCTCTGGGATTGAACGTGAGCCCGTACATGCGTGCGTTTCTGGTCGTGCTGGCCTTCGGACTCGCGCTGTTCTGCGTGTCGAAGGCGCACGCCGATGCGGTGTACGTCGTCGCGAACACGGCGCCGGCGTACCCGGGCGATTACCGGCTGGTGGCGGTGGGCAGCGTCGCGCCGACCGACCTCGTGATCGTGTGCCCGAGCGCGACGCCGGGCCGCGTGGACATGGCGAAGTGCGGCAGCGCGCGAGTGCGCGTGCCCGCATCGACCGTGAAGCCCACCGACATGATCGGCTACTGCTACGGCGGGACGCCGGGTGCAGCGGTGCTCACGTGCGACGTGGCGAACGGAGGCGGGGAGGGCTGGCAGTTGGCATCGGCGGCTTCACTTGGCGGCGACGTGCCGACGCCTGCTGTCACCCCTCCGCCGCCGTGCTGGCCGCTCAAGGGCAACTTCAAGACGTTTCCAATCCCGGCCGCAGTTACCGCGCGCTTCGATCGCATCGTGCTGTGGGCGTGCGACACGCCGACCGGCTACTACACGCACTCGATGATGTTCGCGTGGGCAAACGTGCTGCCGTTCACGGGCGAGTACCCGATCACGAAGGCGCGCGGCGACGAGCTCTACGCGGCGAATGCGAAGGCGCTGACCGCGGACGAGGCGGCCTACGGCGACCTGATCCGAAACCAGTACCTCCCGACGTGTGCTGTCGCCGTGAACGGCACCAGCGCGACGCGGCCCCGCTATGTGAAGAACACGGACGGTACGCGGGGCGCGCAGTCAGGCACCGCACCTGTCGGCGCTGCCTGCCTCGCGTACCGCCGCGTGCCGGGGACCACCTACTACGAATTGAAGGACGCGCCCGGATTCGTCGCCGTGGGAACGGTGACGCTGCCGCTCGGCGTGAACTGACGTGCAGCGGCATCGACGCTGTCGTTCCTGCGGCAGCAAGTTCGTCCCGCCCCGCGGGCAGGTGCTGCGATGTGATGCGTGCCGCTTCCCTGCGAAGCGATCGCATCGGCGGGCGAGCTGATGCCGCGGCGTCTGCGCATCGGCTGGCCGACTCTTCCCGCGTGGCTGGCGGCGATCTCGCCCGGCAACGTGGCGGAGATCTCGAACACGAAGTTGAGCACGGCGCAGTACGCGCACGGGTCCAACCAGGTTGGTACGGCGAACGCGAACACGTATGCGTGGGGAACGTTCGCGCACGACCCCACGACGAACAAGCTGTATTCGCTGGGCGGTGGGCATACCGACTACAACGGCAACGAGACCTACGTCATCGACATGACGCAGGACGCGCCGACGTGGTCTGTGTTCTCGCTCCCAACGATCCCGCTGCCGACGACGAACTCGAACGACTGGTACAACGACGACAAGCCGGCGTCGACGCACGGCTACAACAACCACGAATGCGACCCGGTGCGCGGTCGCATGATGATCTACGGCATCGGCTCTCGCTTCGGCGGCGGCGCGGCGGGTGATGGCGCAAACGGTCCGACGGTATTCGGGCTGAACCTGAGCAATGCGACGTGGGAAGCGCGATCGACGTACACGCCGATACCAGGCGCCGAAGCGAACACGCAGGGCGCGGCTGTCGCATACGACACGTCTCGCAATCTGTTCTGGTACAAGCAGTTCAATACGAACCAGATCCGCTCGCACAACACGGCGACGGATACCTGGACGAACTACAGCGACGGCGAAATCCATGTGCAGGATTTCGCGATGGCATACCACCCAGAGCTCGACTGCCTGCTCGCACTAGGCGGCAGCGGCGGGAGCGGCGGCACTCAGGGTGCTGCGTCGACGCAGATCACCGTATGGCCGCTGTCCTCGCCCACGTCGAGCACGGGATCGCTTCGTTGCACGAACTTCCCGGGAGGCGCTCAGTGGGGACTGAAGTACCACGCGGGCCTCGGGAAGCTGATCGCGTACCACGACAGCAACACGTACTACGAGATCACGCCGACAGGTACGCCAACCGGCGCTGACTGGTTGGCGACGGCTGTCTCGATGGGAGGGGTGAGCGCGCCCAACTCGACACAGATCGGCAGTGGCATGTACGGCCGCTTCCGCATCCTGAAGTTCGGCTCGACGTACGTCGCCGTCTGGAATGGCGCGATCTCAAGCGTCGACACGAACATGTATGCCTATCGGTTTAACTGATGGCTACCTCGCTCATCACGACGATCGAGGTATTCAACGGTACATCGACGCCGGTTACGCCGTTCTCGTTCAGCAGCACGCTCACGCTGGCGGTTGGCGACGTCGTTCACGTCTACTTCGGTTTCGAGGACATCTCGGGGTCGAACAACGCGCCGGGCGTGACGGTGACGTGTGCCGACAACCTCGGCAACACGTACACGCAGAAGGCGCGGCAGAACTTCACCGGCGGCGGTAGCGCGAACGCGCAGGGCATTGTCGGGTTCGAGTGCATCGTCACCTCGGCGGGCACGGCAACGATCAGCGGCACGTTCGGCGGAGGCTTTCAGGCCGCGTGGCAGAACGGCCGTGCGTTCCACTTCCGGCCGTCGGGCACTGCGACCACCGATGTAGGCACGACGGGGCAGGGCACGGGCACTGCTGTTTCGCTGACGGGCGTGACGGTCGGCGGCGCTGGCGCCATGAGCATGGCGCACAAGTCGTTCGGCTCCGTCACCACGACGAGTTCGTGGGGGACGACGGCCGGAACGAATGCGGGAGTAGACAGCGGCGGCGCTTATCTCATCACGAGCGCGTCGGGAACGCAGACGCCGGCTGCGACGATCTCCGTATCGCACGAATGGGTCGGCGCTGCGATCCACACGCTCGGCGG